CTGATTATGATGAAGATGATAATTTCGATTTATGGTTGGGTGGCATGTGACCAAAATTGTACATACTTTATCTTTTCGCAATAGTAAAAATGATGAACCAGATGTTTTAATATTGATTCCAAAATTTAGTTCTACATCTGATTATAATATAAATGATAATGGTTGGGAACATGATGCAGAACCTGTTGTAAAATTTCTTAAAAAACATTTTTGTACTTCAACTTGCAATTTGATTGCCAACAAATTAAAACAATGACCAAATCTGATAATTTGGATATTACAGATGAATCTAAAGAACATGGAATCATTTCGGGTAAAGCGGTTGCAAATGATACAACTTGTTTTATGTATTTGACTGTTAATGCTGAAACTGTTGATGAAAAATATTTAAAACAAGAGGCCCAAACTTTTTGGATTCTTTATAAATATAATTGTAACCCCGAAGAAAATGAACCTGCGGTGAATAATGAAACTATTGAAAAAATTATTTCGTAAAATATTCAATATTAAAATATATAAAATTCCTAAACTTATTTTACGAGTTCCTAAATGGGACCGTTCTGAAGCAATGTTTATTGCACCAGAAACATCTATAGCATTAACGGATGCTTATGATAGAATGGTTCGATTATCTAAAGAAGTTATTACACCACTACCAAATGATACTCCAGAAGATTTAGCATCTTTAATGAGTCAAGCGGCATGTGATAGAGAATTTGCACGGGTTATTGTATATCCGATTGATTATGAATTACGAAAGAAAGTGGAAGAATTATTACATTCCACAAAACAAGTGATTGTTAAAGATGCACAAAATAATGATGTAACAACTATTGTGAATTTATATCCTATGTTTGAATTTTTACCGGCATCTATTATTTCAAATGAGGAATTAAATTCCAAAACATTAATTTATAAATATAGAAGGTCAGGTTATGATAGGATTATTTAAACATTTATGGGCGTTTATTCAAGTGCCATTTAAACCAATACCAGAAGGTCTTTGGTGCGGTGAACCATTTGATTGTATCTTATCTACATTCCGGAAAATTGATAAGAATGGAAATTCAATTGTAAAATATTGGCACGAACCATTTGTATGTAATGGAAAATGTAAATATAAATGGGTGCGTGGGTATGTGGATTTTAAATTTAGTGAATCTACACCAATGATTACATTTGATGATTTTGATTAAAATGAGTACAAAGTATCGCTTGATGTGTTGCGATTGAACCTTGCGCTTGTAAACGCACGTAACGAGCATTTTATCATTTGATTATAATTAAGTTCGGCCCGGCCAGTGCAATGGTTAAAATAGGTTATACTTTGTATGAACCGGCGCACCAGTCATAAGACGCCCTAGTTTTGACCACCCTGGCCCTAATCCCTTGACATTTCAGTAAAATAATGATATAATAATAATGAGTAAAATATATGATATTATTAGATCTTTCACAAATATGTATCAGTAACATATTTATGAATATTAAAAACCTGAAAAGGGCAAATGAAGAATTGGAAGAACATGAGTTTCCTGGAATGCCAGGAACTAAAATGCCACTTAATGAGGATCTTATCCGTCACATGATTTTAAATTCTATTCGGATGTATAAAACTAAATTTAAAAATAAATTTGGTGAAATTGTAATCTGTGTGGATAATAGACATTATTGGCGTAAAGAAGTATTTCCGCAATATAAAGGTGATAGAAAGCAGAAAAGAGAAGATTCTGTATTGGATTGGAATCTTATTTTTGATTGTATAAATAAAATTAAAGTTGAACTCCGTGAATATTTTCCATATAAAGTAATTGAAGTGGCTGGGGCGGAGGCTGATGATATTACCGCAGTAATTGCCAAGCGGGAATATAAATCGGAAAAGATTTTAATTTTAAGTGGTGATGAAGACTTTTTACAATTACAAAAATATCCAAATGTAAGTCAATATGCGCCTGTAAAGAAACAATTTCTTATATCCAAAAATCCAATAGAAGATTTACGGGCACATATTATGGTTGCGGGTGATGATGGTATTCCAAATTTCCGATCTGCGGATGATTCGAAAATAAACCACATTCGGCAAATAACTATTCGTAAAGATGATTTAACCAGATGGATTAAAGAATCAAAACCAGAAAATTTTTGTGATATTAAAATGCTCCATGGGTATAAACGTAATCAGCAATTGATTGATTTTGATTTCATTCCCATAGAAATACAGAAAAAAATTATTGATGAATGGGAAAAACCATTTGAAATTGATAGAAAGAAATTAGTATCGTATTTTATTAAATATCAATTAGTGGAGTTGATGGATAAGATACAGGAATTTTAAAGATGACAGATAGAACTATAAAGGAACTTACTATGACGTTTACGATACCAGAAATTTTGGCAAAATTTAAAGCATGTACTACAGAAGATGAATTAAAAAAAGTGATTTGGAAGTACCAATCACCCGCATTAAAAATGATGTTTCGATATGTTTTTCATCCAAATTCGCATTTTTCATTTACTGAATTACCAGATTTTAAACCGGATCCGGGGCCACTTGGATTGAGTCCAAATAATTTAACAAATGAAATGCGCCGGTTATATATTTTTATGGATTCAAAGAAAATAGATCATGATAAAAAAGAACAATTACTAATTCAATTGTTAGAATCTGTTCATCCTACTGAGGCTGCATTGGTCGGTTGTATTTTCCGACATGATCTGGAAATTCCATTATTAACTAGAGAATTGGTACAATCAGTATTTCCAAAATTAAGATTAGATAATTAATTATTGACATCCATAAATAGAAGTGATATACTTAATTTTATAATGAATGAAATACATAAATACTTATTTCCAGGATTAATAATTTTAGAAAGTCTTGGGGCGTCTATTATGTATGGATTTGCAGGTGATTACAGACGCATGATTTATTGGTTTGCCGGGGCGGTTATTACGTCTTCGGTTACATTTTGAGTTTCGGTGAGTGGGCCAGTCTGATTACGCCACGTGCCTTGGGCGCACGAATTCGCAAGTTTAAATCTTGCCTCACCGACCAAATTTTACTTTAGTGCAGCAACGACCAGGTACCAAAAACAATTTATAGGAGGTTCCATATGACGTATTAAGTTAACTTAAAGGAGCGTCAAATGGCACGTAAAAAATTAATTATTCGGTGTGGATGTAGAAGATGTACCGCCGGGCTTCATGCTGGGTGGGGATTTGAAATGGTAAAATCTATAAGAAAATTACGGCATCATACTAAAAGATTATTGAAATTAGAGAAATTTGATGATGCACAGGATTTAATAGTCAGTTGTGCATATACCGATTAAATTTCTGGAATTGTATAAATTTTAGTTATAGTTTTTAATTGTGGTATATTTTGTATCATTTGGAAAATGTTGTTTAATATATTTGGAACATTATTAAAAGTCTTTTCATTTATTCTAATTAATTTCCATTTATTTTCTTTACACCATTTTTCCAATTGATTATCTTTTTGCTGAACTTGTAGTAAATTACCATAAATATTTTTAAAATGATAAATACCATCATATTCGATAATCAATTTAAGTTCTTTACAATAAATATCATGTGATTTATAAATATTATTTCCTATATAATGATGGCCACCGGATTGCCACTTATATTGAATAAATTTTTCTTTAATAAGTTTTAAAAGTTTTCTTTCTCCTTTGGAAGAAAATCTTTTCTTTTGATTTTTGGATTTAATAGTTCCACTATTTTGTAACCATTTTGGATTTGTTTTCCATGCAATTCTTGGAATTTTAGATGCAGCATGACCACCAATTGAGTGTGCAATGAATTGGCATTCTGGTTTTTTACAATATGATCGTTTAGAATTTTTAATTGATGAAGTATAAGGTAAAGTATCATTACAATTTTTACATTTTTTTGGATTTAAATTATAAATATCTATTTTAATTTGCAATTTTTTGGCTATATATTTTTTAGTAGCATTTGAATTGGTTTTATAAGATTTAGTTGCTCTAATATTGGCTGCATTTTGTTTTTGTTTTAATAATTCTGGACATAATAATGGTTGATTTGGATATTGGATTTTGAATTGTTTAATGGTTAAATTGTGTTTAGTTTTAATGTGTTTGGATCCAATATCTTTCATAGATCTTTGACATATTGGACAAGTAATTTTATTGTTCATAAAGTATTAACGTATGATCCTATTTGGATTATGGAAGAGACGGAAAGTTCGACCCTTTCCCACCTCCACCACTCATATTTATATAATTTAACATTTTATGGGGGTGTTGTGGCATCGATCTACATATATCAGGATGGAGGACGTTACAAGTAGCAACACTTGGTCAAATGAAAATTTGATGAACGAAGAAAACCAACAAACGACGAAGACAGCTTCTCGCTTCCACGTGCCGCTTAAACGGTAGTGGAATGTGGTTCGAGGGAGCCATATAAAAGAAATCCCTCATAAATTAAATTCCAACCGACCACAAATACCATATAAATACCATAATGAAAACAATTATATTATCCGTGTTTCTATTATTACCATTAAATAGCCAAACGTTTATAGATAAACAAGTGACATGTATATCTCAAGCGATTTATTACGAGGCTGGAAATCAAAATACACTTGGAAAAGAAGCAGTCGCATTTGTAATATTCAATCGAGCGCAAAAATATAATATGACTCTATGTGAGGTAATTCATAAACCCAAACAATTTACATTTAGAATTAAAAAAATAAAGTATTGGAATCAATATATTGAATCTTTTAAAGTGGCTCAAGATTTGTATTGGAATTTAGATACATACACAGATCCAACTAAAGGTGCATTTTATTTCCATGCAGTCTATGTTCATCCCCGTTGGCAGTATAAAAAGACAGTTAGAATCCAAGATCATATATTTTTTAGATAGTTGCATTTCTTGTTATTATGTGTTATAATAGTATTGATGTTGATTATGACAAAGCAAACAAGAGAAAAATACAATATGAAAAATAAAAAAATTGAAATTGGAATGCGTTGGTCAGATATTTATGACCTTATGGATAATGAGGATTATGATGGTTTTACCAAGCGATTGGAAAAAATGTATTCTAAAGAATTTGGTACAAAAATACGCATTGACTGGTTAGATTGAAATGAAAAAGAAATTAACAGATGAATCATTTGATATGTTATTTATAGATTCTCCATTATATCAACTGACTCCAACGACATTTGCATTAGAAATTGAGAAATTGGTAAAATATGATCGAATGGATTATTTAGATGCTGTAGTAACTTTATGTGAAAAATTCGATATTGAATTTGAAACAATTCCAAAATTATTGAGCAAAACAATGAAAGAAAAAATTGAAGTATCGGCATCTAAAAGAAAGTTAATGAAATTATGATACAGTTATTAGGAGGATATGGTATGGTGACAATATGGATATTGTTCGGAACTTTTCTTTTTGTTTTTGGTTTAATAGAAGTTGTTAGCAACGCATTGGACTACTTCTTGGAGCGGGCGTGTCGCGTCTATCCATATGGTAGCGATAAGAATCCGCAACGTGTTGTAGTTTTGTCTGAGTTAAGGGATGGAGACATGTTTATGGGTAATCCGAAATATCCCTGCCAAGAGTTGCCACAGTATTCCGCGTCTATAGGGATGGACAATCCGGAATACCCAGGCGTGTATGTGGTGTCTCTTGGAGGATTGGTGTCAATGAATGGTACAACTTGGGACTATATGGGTAGTGGTTGGGTTGTTGATGGTTACCGGCCGATTGATAAGGAAAAGCTTTTGGCGGCACTCAACTCTGGCAAGTTTGACAAATCATGATTGTATTGTAAACTTTACTCGATTTGTTTGTCAACTCAATGCATAATTATTGTAAACATAAGATCCTGTTATTGTCAACAACTGGTTATGTATGGTTTATTGTATATGGAAGAAAATAAATGAAAATTACATTTGAAATGGATAAAGAATCGCGGTTGGCCGGTGATGTAGCACTTGATGCGTTATGGTATGCATATAGATTAGGTCGTGAACAAACCGGACAAGAATTGTATATGGTTGGATTTTCTGGTTGTGAAGAAAATAAAAATTTCTGTATTGTATTGGATGTAAAAGAACTTTTATAAAATGTCTCCATATGAAGCCTTTGAAATTTATGTGGCTGTAAAGACTCATTTTAATAATCCATCTTTTGATTTCCATAAATTTAATGGTAAAACAAGATTAACTACCAATTCATTTGAATCCCGGGATGATAAATCTTTTTTCTATAGAATATGTAAAAAGTATTCGCGTGCCAAATTAATTGATTTATTTGTTGCCAATTTTGTAGATAATCCTGGAATGTGGATTGGAGATTTTCTTTTAGATAAATCATCTGAAGAAATATATGCCGAATGGCAAAAAAGAATTGAAAGTCTTTCATACCATTTTTCTGAAGAATGTACCGGATTATTAGAATGGATGCAAACCAATGGATTTGAATTTAATGATCTTTTCCGAATTAAAGATTTTGATCATCCGATTATAGTAAAAATGGCATTACAAAAAGTAATTAGTTTAGAAACATTTATTATTTTAGATCGTATATTGGATTTCGGTAGAGTATTTGACAGGCGTTTAACCGATGTTATTTGGAAAAACTTCTGGTTGAAAATTCAGAAATATTCTCCTTTTATAAATATTGATTTAGAGAAATCAAAAATGATTCTCCGAAATAAGATGGTAAAGGAATACAAATATGCAACCACAAGTAATCGATCTTGAAAAATATAATGTCATTTGTAAGAAATTTGAAAAGGCTGTAGAAAAAGCAAATAATGAAATTGCAATGCGCGGTTGTTTAGAAATAGAAATTGCTTCTTTAAAAGAAGAACTTAAAAAGGCATACCGCGAAATTTCGGAGTATAAAAGAAGAAATGAAAAAATCAAAATTTGAATTAAAAATTGAAACGGATGATCTGAATTTAGTACGGGCAATAAATCAACATTTACTTAAATCCAAAAATTATAGATTAATTACAACAGAAGATACAATGGATTTAATTGAACCACCCGAATTACTGAATGAATCAGCGGCCGCAGTTCAACCACCTGGTACACTATTTGAAATTCCAGATGAACAAATGGATTATAAGAAAAGAATTGAAACCTATCCAGATGGGACACCAATATGAAATTGCTTTTAATTTTATTATTAACAGTTGTATCATTCGCTCAAACCCTTTCTGTTTCAGTAAGTCCTCTTACTGTTCCGGCCGGAGGTACAGCAACCATTAGTGTAAGTTTTACCGATTGTTCACCATCTTGTAATATCGCCGGGTTACAAGGTACTATTTTATCTTCGGCTTTAATTCCTTCCGTTAATTCGTGGGTATTAGGAAATTCATCTGTTGCTTCACAAAAAATTGTAAGTATAAAGGGTCCTACTTTTATTGTAATTGGATCTGGAGGTGGCACTGCAAATTGGTCATTAAATAATACATCATTTGGATCTGGTGTAGTTTTTTATGGTTTAGCAATTACCGCTCCTAATACTTCTGGAACAGTTCAAGTATCATTAACAAATCTTGTGGCTGTTACTAATAATGGAGCTCCAATTACAATTACATCACCAATACCTGCTACACTTACTGTTGCATGTAGCATATATGCAATTTCTGGAGATTGTTCGCCATCTATTACTGATGTTCAGGAGATGTTACAAGCGGTTTTTAATTCGAATTTATGTGTTGGTAATTTATCAATTATTGGTGATAATAAATGTACCGCAGTTGATGTAATGTTGGAAATTTTAGCAGTACAAGGGAAAATACAATAACCCTTGACAAATGTATAGGAATGTGTTATAATAAATAATAGTGAGTGGGTTTGGGGCTGTCGGAAATAATGCAATCTTACCCGGGCGAAACCCACTTATCTAAATCAATCTTCGTAATGCTTCAGGTGACAATATAAAGGAAATAAAACAAGCTACATGAGTTTCGCAAATTATAAAAAGCAAAAAACGGATTTTACACAAATAAGCAAAAAAGTAGATGAAATGGGTGGAGTAAATAAGTTTAAAGACTCTCGTTTCTGGAAACCTACTGTGGATAAAGCGGGAAATGGTTCCGCAAAAATAAGATTCTTACCGTGTCCTGAAGGGGAAGATCTTCCCTGGGTACAATATTACGAACACAATTTTGACGAAGATGGAAGTTATTTTGTTGAATTGTGTCCAACTTTATTGGGTCGTGATTGTCCAGTATGTAAAGCAAATGGAATATTGTGGAAGTCTGATACTGGAGACAAAGAAAATGAAAAGATTGCCAGCAAACGTAAACGCCAAGTAAGATATGTTTCTAATATCATAGTTTTGAGAGATACTGAAGAACCTGAAAATGAAGGCAAAGTATTCCTTTATCAATATGGTGTTAAGATCTTTGAGAAAATTAAAGCGGCATTAAAACCAAAGGATCCAGATCTTCCAAAAATCTATGTATTTGATTTGTTTGAAGGCGCTGATTTTAATTTGGATATTAAAAAGGTAAAGGGATTTAGAAATTATGATGATAGTAAATTCCGTGAAACCCCTTCTGCACTTTTTGGTGGTGATGAACCCAAATTAAAGAAACTTTATGAGGAACAACTTTATAAGTTACAACCTTTTAAGGAAGAATCTAAATTCAAATCATATGAAGATTTGGAAAAGAAATTTAATGAAATAGTAAATGGTGTAAAGGGTAACGTTCAAAAGAAAGCTGATGAACTTTTTGGAGAAGATAAACCGCCTGTAGAGGAACCATTAAAGAAATCTTCCAGAAAACCAAAGGAAGAAAAGGAAGTGGTTGCTAAAAAAGAACCTACAACCGAACCAGAGAATTCTGAAGATGAAGTTACAGTAGAAGAAAATTCAGATACTTTGGATTGGTATAATAAGTTAGCCGAATAATTGTTTTGC